CAGATAATATCGAATAAAATAGCAGTATTTTGCACAAAAATAGAACTTTTATTTTTACGTTCCAAACAAAAAATATGTATAAAATGTAAATCTGTATTGCAACTTGTACGTTTGCGTACAAGTTTTTCCCGAAAATCGCTGTATAGTGAAAGGGCTTTTTCCTCTGAATCCATTCAAGCCCTCTCCAAAGCAAAAAAGGAGTGATGATGTATTATGGCAAAACGAACGATTCGACCGCAGGAACGCTGCTTCTGTATCTGGTATGCAATGCTTTGTAATGTCCAAGAAGCAGCCCTGCACGCCGGCTACCCACAAGAAGAAGCATTGGAACGAGGTGTCCTGCTGTTACAGCGGGCGGACTGTCGGGAACTGATTCAAAGTGTGCTGAAATCCCTTTCCCTCCGCAGTCCCATTCCGCAGGTTTTAGCAGGACTTGAACGGCTGGCATTCGGCAGCTGCAATGATGCTGCAAAGCTGATTTTCTCCGCAGATAACCTCTCTCCGGAAGAACTCGCCAAGCTGGACTTGTTCAATGTCACTGAAATCAAGCGGGATAAAAACGGCGGTGTCGAAATCAAACTCTGTGACCGACAAAAGGCAATGGAACAGATGCTGACCTATGCCAGCCGGACAGAAACCCAATCTCAAGCAGATGCCCTGCTCACCGCCTTGACGGGAGGAACTGCCCATGCAGACAACATTTAAACCGTTCTCCCCCAAACAAAAACTAGCTTTACGCTGGTGGGCACTACCACAGTATCGGGATTATGATGCGATTATCTGTGATGGAGCTGTCCGGAGTGGGAAAACCGTCTGTATGTCGCTGGGATTTGTCTGCTGGGCAACCACTTGCTTTCAAGGCACAGCCTTTGCACTCTGCGGAAAAACCATTACCGCCTTACGGCGAAATGTGGTGACACCACTATTGCAGACCCTGCAAACACTCGGATTTTCCTGCACAGAAAAGAGCAGCCGCAACTATGTGGAAATTGCTCTCGGCAACCGCAGCAATCGGTTTTATCTGTTCGGCGGAAAAGATGAAAGCAGTGCCGCCCTGATTCAGGGAATTACACTAGGCGGTGTTTTTCTGGATGAAGTGGCACTGATGCCGAGAACCTTTGTGGAACAGGCGTTGGCACGGTGCAGTTTGCACACTGCAAAGATGTGGTTTAACTGCAACCCCGACCACCCTTACCACTGGTTTTATCGGGAATGGATTCAAAAGGCAGCACAGAAACGGGCGTTGTATCTGCACTTCACCATGGCAGACAATCCGGGACTGAGCGAACGGGTTCGGCAACGATACGAACGGCTTTATAGCGGTATTTTTTACGACCGCTTTGTGTTGGGAAAATGGACGGTTTCCAGCGGTGTGGTTTATCCGATGTTCTCTAAAGAACGTCATGTGGTTGCAAACACACCAGAATGCGAACAGTTCTATATTTCGTGCGATTATGGAACGGTCAACCCCTCCTCTTTCGGGCTTTGGGGCTACTGCAAAACAGACCAAATCTGGTATCGTTTGCAGGAATATTATTACGATGCCCGAAAAGAAGGCTGTTCCCGTACGGATGAAGCCCATTATACAGCACTGGAAGCCCTTGCTGGAAATCGAACCATTGAAGCCGTTATCATTGACCCGTCCGCTGCCAGCATGATTGCGTGCATTGCCCACCACGGACGATTTCGAGTGATTCGGGCAGATAATGACGTTTTGGCTGGGATTCAGCGAGTCAGCACGGCTTTGCAGCAGGAACAAATCCGGTTTTCTGCTGCCTGCACTGACACGCTGCGAGAATTCGGGATGTATTGTTGGGAAGATGCTCGACATGGAGATGCTCCCAAAAAAGAGTTTGACCATGCGATGGACGATGTCCGGTATTTCGTTTCTACGGTACTTCGCCGGAAAGCAGAAGATGATTTCTTTACGGCTGCCATTGGAAGGAGGTGAGGCATGGATGCAGTTTCAGCGAGATTCTCCATTAGCATGACATTTGCAAAATACTATTCTTAGGGAAAACGGTCTTTCCCGTCCGGCAAAAGGGGGTTCCACCCCTGCTTTTGCCTGCCAGCATGCTGCAATCGCCCCGTTGCCTTACTCGAATTTGCAACCTTGATTCTTATGATTCAACTTTGTTTGAATTGGAACGTTTCAAAAAATGCGATTGCAGCAGGAAAACCAAATTGCAAAATATAATTTGCTTCGCAAATGTGGGCTACTCGCCCACACCTCGGCAGCATTTTTGAAAAACTGCTGCACCGAAAAACTTTTTAGTTCAAAAAGGAGGTGTTTCCCCTGTCACTTTTTCATCGAAAAAAACCTGCCGCTGCTCCCTCTGTTCTCATCTCTGCAGAACGGCAACAGCATCGGGATTTCTCCCTGCTCCGACAGGACGAAACTGCACAGCAGCTCTATCGGCAGCTTCGCTATGCTGTTCCGATTATTGACGCTGCTCTAAGCAAAATCATTCGGCTAACAGGCAGCTACTCTGTCATTGCTTCTGACCCGTCTGTTCAAAAGCAGTTGGATGCGTTTGTTCAACAGATTCCCTGCGATTTCAGCAGTCAGGGTTTACAGAGTTTTACCGACCGCTTTCTCGACAGCCTGCTCACCTGCGGCAATGCCCTCGGAGAGTTGCTCGTTGACAGCCGCCGCAGATGCATCACTGGGCTGCACTGTGCAGAACCCGATCTGGTCTGCCTCAAGCCCGGAAAATCCGGCAGAGCCTTCTTTCTGCGAATGACAGACGGCTCGCCCGAAGAACGACCGCTGCCCCATCCGGAACGGCTGCTGTTCTGTGCGTTGCATCCGCCAGCTGGGCAGATTTACGGCGTTTCTGTTCTGCATGGCATTCCGGCTCTTTGCAGCATCCTGCTCCGCATTTATGAATGCATCGGGCAAAATTATGACCGCATCGGCAATATCCGCTATGCAGTCACCTATCACCCCTCGAATGACCCGACTGAACGGGCATATACCACAGAACGAGTGAAAGCCATCGCAAAAGAATGGGCTGCCGGTATGCGGGACAGTTCCAGCGGAGAAGTACGGGATTTTATCTGTGCTGGTGATGTGGACATCAAAGTCATTGGTGCAGAAAATCCCCTGCTGGATACGGAAATCCCCGTTCGGCAGCTGTTGGAACAGATTGTTTCCAAGCTTTCGATTCCGCCGTTTCTGCTCGGGCTGAACTGGTCCTCCACAGAACGAATGAGTACGCAGCAGGCAGATATTTTGACTTCCGAACTGGAATATTACCGCCGGCTATTGACTCCCGTTATTCAGCAGATTTGCACCGCTTTTCTGCGTACCATCGGCTCTACGGCAGAGATTTCCGTGGAATGGGATACCATCAACTTACAGGATGAAACCGAACAGGCTCTTGCTCGTTTGCATACGGCACAAGCCATGCAGATTGAACAGAACCTGCAAAAAAATTAAATCAAAAAAGGAGATTGTTTTATGTATCAGAATTTGAAATTGGAAAAGGGTTTGTATCATCTGACCAACAAGAGCTTTGTACAGGCTCTGGAAGCACTCGACCCGTCTGCACAGTATGCAGATACCCCCCTCGCTGGGTTGGATGCCTACGAACGGCAGCTGAAGCGGTTCGATATCCGCATCAGCGGTGCACAGTGCGACCGGGTGGAAAAGTTCTTCACCAGTACGGAAAGTGCAGTGCTGTTCCCGGAATTTGTCCGCCGTGCTGTACAGCAGGGCATTGATGCTTCTATGCTGTCTGATTTGACCGCTGTGGAAACCCACACGGACAGCAGTCAGTATCTGGGCTGCACCATCACGGAAACCGATGCATACGGAACAGTTGCACAGGGGGCAGCAATGACCAGCTCCACCATTTTGGAGGCAACCACTGCCCTGACTTTGAACAAGTACGGCAGACTGGTAAAGGCTTCTTATGAAGCCGTTCGCCGGCAGCGGTTGGATGTGTTTGCTGTGCTCCTGAAGAGTGTCGGCATGCAGCTGGGACAGGCTTTGATGCAGCAGGCAATTACAACGCTGACCAGCACCGTTGGTTCTACCACTGCAAAGGCTGGCAGTGCGTTGGCTTACAGCGACCTCGCCACCCTCTATGGAAAATTCAGTACTTATGATATGAATCTGCTGCTGGTTTCCCCGAAGAATGCCGCTGCCATCCTCGCCATGAGCGAAATGGAAGATGTTGTACCAGTGGAACAGGGACAGGTTCGGCTGCCATTCGGCACAATTCTGTGCAAAGTTCCACAGATGAGCGACACTGTGATTCTGGGCGTAGACAAGAATTTCGCCCTTGAAATGGTGACTGGCTCGAACTTGATTCTGGAAACAGATCGTCTGATTGAAAATCAGCTGGAAGCCATCTCGGTTTCGCTCCAGTGCGGTTTCCGCGTTCTGACCAAAAATGCGGTTCATAAGATGACGGTTTAATTCTTTTACTGTATGGGTTGGGTGGGTGGGTATTTTTCATGGAGAATGTTTTTAAGGCAATATAGAAAGCAATGAGAAAATGCTCTTCGGGAAAGCGGTCTGAACCGTCCGGCAAAAGGGGGTTCCACCCCTGCTTTTGCCTGCCAGCGTGCTGCAATCGTCCCGTTGCCTTGCTTGAATTTTTGCCTTTGTTTCTCCCTGATTTTCCAAATTCGAACGGGAAAGTTTAAAAATGTGCGATTGCAACAGGGAAAACAAATTGCAAATTGGATACCAATAAAATTTGCTTCGCAAATGTGGGCTACTCGCCCACACCTCGCCAACATTTTTGAAAAATTGTTGGATCAAAAAACTTTTCATTTGCCTGCGGCTTGGTATGAAACCAAAACTTTTTAGGAGGTTGTTTGTATGGATTTTACACAACAGAATCAGGATGCTTTGTTACAGGAACTGAACCAGTTTACCCGCAGAACACACACTTTGGATGAAGTCTATTTGCTGGACGTTCTGCTCTGTGATAATGAAGTTGACCGGGATTTTGAACGCTTTTCGGATTCCGCTCTGGAAACACTGAAAACGCTGTTTGTCGGAAAAACAGGCATCTTTGACCACGACCCATCTGGAAAAAACCAGACTGCCCGAATTTTTTCCACCCGTCTGGAAACACATCCGGAACAGCTGACCAGCACAGGCGTTCCCTATACCTGTCTGAAAGCAAATGCGTATATGGTACGAACTGCTGGAAATGCAGATTTCATTCGGGAAATTGATGCTGGCATCAAAAAAGAAGTCAGCATTTCTTGCAGTGCCCGTTCACACACCTGCTCCATCTGCGGAAAAGACCGCCGATTGACGGGCTGCCCTCATGTACAAGGGGAACTTTATCAGGGTATGCTCTGCCACACGATTTTATCTGATATTACCGATGCCTATGAATGGAGTTTTGTTGCTGTTCCGGCTCAGCGAAATGCAGGTGTAACAAAACAGTATGGCGGTTCTGCCGACCATGACCGGATTACCGTTCTTCAGAAGCAGTTACAGAGTCAGCAGGCTCAACTTTCCGCTGCGGAAGAAGATATTCGCAAAGAGTTGGTAACGCTCTGTTATCTCAGCGGACAGCCATTGCAGAAAAGCTTGTTACAGGCAGCAGAACGGATGACATTTCCAGAACTGCTGGATTTGCGGCAGCAGCTGCGGAATGAAGTGCGTTCCACAGGCAATTCGCAGTTACAGCCAGCAGAAGAAAAAGCAAAAACTGCTGCCAGCTTACAGCAGTTTCAAATGAAATAATGGGGGTGGGAACGAATGAAATTGGAACAGGTTCGATGCTTTTTTCAAATGTTGACGCAGTTGGAGGATGTACAGCCCTATGAGGCACTCATTTCCACAGCGGTGACCACTGTCACGGATGCTTTAAAGCCCAATGTAGACCCAACTTTACAGCCGCTGCAATTGCTGGCAGCGGCAATTGCCAATGAATCCTATCAAATTTTATTGGCAACCAAAGAGCAGACTGCCTGCACCTATGCCGGAACAACTCCACGACAAGCCGACCGCAGTCATCAGATTACAGCTGCTCGAAAGCTGCGGGAACAGTACCAGCAGATGTGCAGCCCGATGCTGCTTGACCGACAGTTTTATTTTCAACGAACCCATCTCAACAGAGAGGAGCAAAGCGAAGAAGATGCTGCAAATTCTAAACCATCTACAGAACCAGCTACAGGCACTGCCGATGCCGGTTTATCTGGCATATGATCACATGCCAGCTGCTCAGAAAGCCACTCCATTCGTCGTGCTGAATTTACAGGCTTGCCAGACAGAAGCACCTGTTTTTCGCAGCGAACAGGAAACTGTTCCCTTTTCTGCAACAGTTGCGGTTACGCTACTGATGCCAATCGAAACGCATGCTGCGGAATTGTCTGGAACATTCACAGCGGAGATTTTGCCAGTGCTCATGCAGCAACAGAATCTACAAACGGTTCAGCTTTCTGCACCCAAAACAGACCGCCTACTCAATCGGCAAACCATTACTGCAACCTGCCAGCTGTTCGGATTCTTTCAATCTGAAATAGAACAGGCTGCTGCAAAGGAGGATGTTTGATGGCATATACTTGCACCGTTCAAGAAAAACGAACGTTTCCGGTTTCAATTGGCTCGCATATTTTTTATGTAGAGCAATATCAGCTTACTGGTATCCGAAAATTTGCCGAACAAACCACCATTGCTGGAATGTCGGTCTTTACCAATCAGGCGATTCGTTCTAGAGTGCTACACATGGAAGGGCGATTTCTGCGGACAGACCCACCAGCGGAACTGTTGCTGGCTCTGGAAACAGCGTTGCAGGAACAGACCACGTTTACAGCGGTATTGGATGGCGTGCGGTATCGGATGTGTCGGCTGTCCCAGTATCGGATTCAGGAGGATGGGCACTCGGGAACAGTTGCCTGCCAGCTGGATTGCTTGGTAAGTCAGTTGGAAGCGGTGGAGGAAAAGGTAGAATAATTGCTTATTTGGGGCATACTCCGTTGCAACTGTTCCACCGGAACAGTTGCAAGATATTTGTTTATTACTTCAAGGAAACAAGGCGGGGCGGTCTTGTTCGCAATGTCATTAACTTAAAACGGCTCTTGAATGGCAAGCAGAATGTCTGGAAGTATCAAAATGGCGAGGAAAAGAGCGATTCGGACGGACGGGAGAAAGATGTTTGATGATGTCAGATTTGAGTGCGTTCAAGACACGCGAAAGAGAGGGGATGCTTTTGAACAGTA